AGCATATACCCCCAAAAAACGTGTTTGCCACAGGCGGCGGCAAGTGCGATTTTTCACTCAATTCATTTTAAGTAAGTGGGGCTTTTTTTAATTTGTTTTGCAATACTCCGCATATCTTTTATAAAAAGTTTTCTTACTCTTTTCATTGCTTGCTTTGCTGTTTCATTTTTTTTACGTTTAACAATTATCATTACACCACCTTCCTTCGCACTGCTTCTTTGCTGTCGACACAATCGATTATTTTAAACTTTTTAATTTTAAGTTCACTTTCATCGATTGTGCTGGCTAGTTGTTTTGACGCAATCTGTTTTGCCTGTTTAGAATTTGACGCAATGATTTCTTCTTCGCCAATCCAAACAACTCTGTATGTCTGCTCTGCCATTACACTGCCGCCTTTTGTTTATTGCTAAAAGTTGATGGCAATTCTTTTACAGTTAAATCACTGCAATACATCTGCACATTATATTGATATTGGTCTGAGTAAGTTTCTAATCTGTCGTATGCTTCTTTTTCACTTCGAGCCCACATCACACCTTCTACATCAATCATTTTATTGCCTTCGTATCCTTTGCCTTTGTATGCAAATGGAACTTCTTTGTTTTTAAGATATTGTTCGAACTTAATAACACGTGCAATACTTGCATTTGCATTACTTTGCTTACGAGCAATTTCTCTCATTTCTTCCACAAACTGAGAACGTGTTTTTTTAGATTGAGTATATAACTCTTCTAAAATACTATTTCTTTTACTTGTCCCCATATTGTGTGCACGCAAACAATTACTAGCAGCAGAAGTATCAATTACTTTCCTTTCTTTTATTGTGTATTTCAAATCAGTTAATTTTTTTATTAGCTGTTGATCTGAACTTTTTGACTTATACCAACTATTTCTGTGGTCATTGAGTATGTCTATTACTTTTCTCAATTCACTTATTAGCAACTGATTTTGCTCTTCCTTTTTTTTGTTTGCTACAAATTTAGCAAATGGCGATTTTTGATTTGGAGTGCTTACCTCATCATTTTTACATTCGTAAATGTGTCTACCTACATCAAATATTATGTCATCAAAATAGCTGTTTGTTATGTCTTTTAAATCAACATTTTTTGTGACTTTATCTATTACTTTTGTAATAATATTTTCTGCTTTTGTAAGTTGAGCCAAATCAGTACGTGCTTGCCACATAGTAGCTCTTTTTTGTGTTACTTGTTTTAACAGTCCTTTTTCCATCTTTTTTTCCTTCCTTTTTTTAGGCACACGTATCGCACACACTACGATAGGTTTTTGATCGTAATGTTAACTGCAGACATACGTGTGCAGTTTACTGAGTGCACTACTGCAATCAGCTTTTAATAAAGTAAAAAAAAATAATTTTTTTTACTTTTATGTTTGACTTTGTGTTTGGAAGTAATTAAAAAGAGATTGTTACAAAACTTTTTATTTTACTAGCAAACCCCAAAATCATAATAAAATTCTAGCACGGATCTCTATTACGTCAACCACCCCTAAAAAGACCTTATTTTATGCGGCTAATTTAAGCATAGTAATTTTCCAATTATAAAAAAACAACCATCAAAAACAGTAAATATTTTGGGGCACATTATTAAAACAGAATTTTTAATAAAAACACACATTCAGTTAGTTCTGTCTTTAAATAACAAAGTGCCCCACACTAAGATTGCATCACCCTATCGTACGTTGGGGCACAACTTATTCATCTACATTACTCATTATAAATAAAATTGTTACTGGCAGTTATTTTTTTCTACATCGTCTAATTGTTCTGCCAGTGACTAAAATAAGGAGCTCAAAATGCCATACCACTCAAAAAGAAAGACAATGAAAAAAGGCAAAAAGTACAAGTCAAAAAAAGGCAAAAAAAGAAGATAATTAATGGCTGAATACAAAGGTACAAAAGTTAAATTAAACAAGCCTTTTAGGACACCAAATCAAACTAAAAAGTTTGCTGTTTATGTGAAGAATCCACGTACTGGTAACACTTTAAAAGTGCGATTTGGTGACCCCAAAATGAAGATCAAAAAAAACATACCCGCAAGAAAAAAGAGTTTTTTAGCAAGACACAATTGCAAAACTGCACGTGACAGAACAACAGCAAGATATTGGAGTTGTAAGCAATGGCGATGAAATTTAGAAAAGTACCAAAATCAAAAGGTGTTGCACGTAAGTATATAAAAGGTTCACGTAATAAAACACGTGCCGCAAAGGAAATAAAACGTACAGCTAGACTGTACAAAATGGGACTGTTGACACCAGCAATGATGAACAGAATTAGTAAGTTTAGAGCTGGCGATACACAGAGAAGAAATGCAAAAAAGAAAAAGTAGTTTATCAAGTTTTATAAGAAACAAAGCCAGTAAAACTAGATTTACAGAAGGACAACTAAAACAAGTGGCACGAAGAGCAGCTGGTGCTTATTACAGCAGTGGCAGTAGACGTGTTAGTTTGGCGGCTTGGCAAAGAGGAAGAATAAACAGTTTTGTTACGGGCAAAGGTGGTGCACGTAAAGCCGATGCAGACATATTTAGAAGAACACCAAAAAGAAGGAAAAGATAATGAAGAAAAATATAAAAGCCCCAAAAGGTTTTCACTTTATGGGTAAAGGTAAAAATTTAAGATTAATGAAGCACGGCAAGAAGTTTACAAAACACAGAGGTGCTTCTCTAACTGCAAGCATACCAGTTATTAAAAAACACAAATAATGGCTGACAGGTTGTTTCCAGTTTCTGTTGCTAACAGAAAACAGTTAGAACTTTACTACAACAAAAACATACACGAAATAACTGATCATTTAAAAGTTTGGCACGGCTACTTGTTACACCCATCACAACAGTGTTTTGTTGTTGGCAATGGAACAAGCAGAAAAAACTTTGATTTGAATGAACTAAGATATTGTTCAAAAGAACGATACAAAAGAAGAAGTTTTATTGTTGGCTGTAATTACATTTACAAAGAATTTGATGTTGATTTGATTGTTGCACAAGACACAAAAGTTCTATTTGATTTAGCAAAAGACAAAGTTAAAACACCAGTGTGTGCCCCACTCTTAAAATACAACTGGTTATTAGATAACAATAAAAAAATAGAAAACTTTTATCCAATACGTTTTCCTACGTTTGAAATGAGCCGTTGGAAAACAGGTGAACTTGCATTGTATATGGGTTGCTTGTTAGGATTTAGAGTTGTTAGATATATTGCTTTTGATGGTGGCACAGAATGTGTGCACAGAGAAGTTGATGGTGTAAGCAATATAGATTTAAAAAAAACACAGTATCGTATTCAACAATTGTTAGACAGTTTTGAGAATATTAAAATAAATAAATTTGAAGACAACTTGCGAAAGCCTTCTTTGTAACAAACAAGATTTTGTTCGTGTGGTGCACGTAAAAAACAAGTTCGAACGTTAGAAGTTTTTTAGATAACTTTACTGCCTAAAAACAATAACACAATTCAGCAAATAATTTTTAATTAAAAACTATAAACAGAGGAGATAAAGATGGCTTTATCAGATGCTGGCTCAACTGTATCAAACGCATTTGTAACACAATTTGCAGATGACGTTTTACATCTCAGCCAACAAAAAATGTCTAAACTTGCTGGAAGTATTAGAACTGTAAGAAACGTAACAGGTTCAACTTACAAATTTAATACACTAGGCAAAGGTGGATACATTAAAAACAAAAACAGATTTGAAGATATTACAGTAATGTCTGACTCTTCAAAATCTTTAGGTGGTTCAGCAACATACACAGGTGGAACTGCGGCACACGCAGTGGCGACAGCTACACTTAACAACTACGTTGCTGGCGAATACGTTGATGACTTTGATATGTTCAAAGTTAACTTCGACTTTAGACAAGCATATGCGGAATCTATTGCGGCGGCTCTTTCACGTGCATACGACACTGAAATCGTTGATGCTTTAGATTCATCTTCACCTACAACTACTGTAACTGCAAGTGGCGGTTTAACTAAAGCAAAATTTTTAGAAGTTGCTGAAGGTTTAAACTCTCAATCAGCAGACACAGCTGAAAGATATATGGTTATATCACCAGCTGCTCTTACTGACTTGTTAGCAGACAGTGGTGTAACAACTGCTGCTGATGGACCGATTTCAAACTCGGCATTAGCAACTGGTTTCATACCTAACTTTTTAGGATTCAACATAATCATTTCTAACCTATTGAACGAAGCTTCAACAGGTGTAAGAAAATGTTATGCATTCCAAAAAAATGCGGTAGGACTTGCAGTTGGTAAAGATGTAACTGCAATGATTAACTACGTACCACAAAAAGTTTCTCACTTAGTTGCTGGGGAATTTTCAGCTGGTTCAACTGCTATTGATGTAACAGCAATTGCGAGAGTTAACGTAACGGAGTAACACTAACTTAATACCAAGCTCAGTTGAAAGCCGATGTCATTGATTTGATGTCGGCTTTCTTCTTTTAAATCAATAAATATTAAAAAAGGATTAACACAATGGCATTAACAAAATTCGATATCTGTTCACAAGCATTAACAAAAGTTGGTGCTGACACAATTACTTCATTTTCAGACGGAACACACGAAAGCAACGTTTGTTCTGTAATGTACGACACAATCAAAAAATCACTCCTCTACTACACTTTTTGGAACTTTGCGATTGATAAGCAACAATTAAACAAATTATCAGAAACTCCAACTGACAAAAAATTTACAAGTGCACACAGTCTACCCGGCGATGTAATAAGAATAAAAGCAGTTATAGATCAAAACGGCTTACCTAACTACACGTATAGAAAAGAAGGACAAAAGATTTTTTCATCATTAGACACTGTTATTTTAGAGTATGTGCAAAATATGGACGAAACTAATATGCCGTCTTTTTTTGTTGAAGCATTAGTAACAAAAATTGCTACTGAAATAAATGAAGCAATTACTGGTAATGGTGCATTAACAAATAGACTAGCAAACGATTTTCAACAAAAGTTAAGAGCAAGCAGAATTGCAGACGGGCAAGAAAATCCACCGCAAAATATTGTTCCAGCTGGACGTTTAATTGAAGCACATTTAATGGGCAGTGAGTCAGATAGATTTAGACACGAGCAAAATTAATGACAATAAGAAGATACACACAAACTTCTTTCACACAAGGTGAAGTTGGCAGTTTTATTAAAGGCAGAGCTGAATTAGGTATCTATCGTGCTGGATTAGAAACTTGTGAAAACTTTTTATTACTTCCACAAGGCGGATTAGATAAAAGAAGAGGATTTAAATTTATATCAAGTAACTTAGATAGTTCAACACTTGCAGACGGAAGTACAAGTATAACAACAGGTTCTTTTCATTCACAAAGCAGACTTATTCCTTTTAAATTTGGTGAAGGGCAAGAATACGTTTTAATTTTTGAGCCAGCAGACAGCACAATAAGTTCAACTGCAAAAATACACGTTTATTATTTGGATAGCAGAGTTGCTGTTTTAACTAATGGTGTTGATGGCAATGTGTTTGATATTACAACAGACAACATCAGTGAAATAAGATTTGCACAAACTTTTGATGTAATGATTATGACACACAAAGACTTCAATCCAATTCAACTTGTTAGAGGTTCACAACACACTGATTGGAGTATAGGTAATTTAACTTTTGACTTTCTTCCACTTGCAAATTTTAGTTTTGCAACTGATTTAACACCTAGTGCAAAAACTGGCAGTATTTCATTAACACTTAGCAACGGAAATTACACGTGGGTAAATGCAAGTTATCCAAACGGACACGTTGATATGAGAGTAAGACTTAATGCTGGTTTATGTAAGATTACAGCAATAGACAGCACTAACTTAGTGGCAACAGCTACTGTTGAAGAAGAACTTGCAGACACACAGACTGCTGGCGGTAACGAATGGGAAATAACTGCTTTCAGTAATTTAAATTCAACACGTGGTGGCGGGTATCCACGTTCATTAACTTTTCATCAAAACAGATTAGTGTTTGGTGGAAGCAGAGATAAGCCACAAACAATTTTTGCTTCTCAGTCGGGCGACTTCTTTAATTTTAAACCTACAACTAGAGTTGTAAGTGGAAGTTCAACAACTGGCGAAATTACAGATGATGCTGGCTTTACATTTACAATTGCTAGTGACGAACTAAACATTATTAAACATTTAATATCGCAACAATCACTTTTCATTTTTACGTCTGATGGTGAGTTTGATATGTCGGGTGAGCCAATAACACCTTCAAACGTTTTAATAAGACAACAAACAAGATACGGAATAAGCACAGGCACAAGTGAGCCAAAAGTAGTTGATAACGAAACAATGTTTGTAGACAAAAGTAATAAACAGTTGCGGGCTTTTGTTTACAATTTTAACACTGATGCATTTAGTGCAAAAAACTACTCACTTGTTCATCACACAATGCTGACCAATGCAACACAGATTGAATACTTAAAAAATTACAAAGACACCAACACAAACTACGTTGTTGTGGTTAATGATGGTGATTTGTGTGTTATGGGTATTAATGTTGAAAGAGAAGTTGTTGGTTGGACACGTTGGACAACAAATGGAACTTTCAAACAAATAGTTGAAGTTGACGACAGTTTATATTGTTTAGTTGAAAGAACTAACGGATTGTTTTTAGAAAAATTAACAACTGATGATGTTTACTTAGACTGTCATCACACGTCATCAAGCACTTCAAGTTCTTACACTGGTGCAAACGGATTACAAGGACAGACTGTAAAAGTAATTGCTAATGGAAACACGCACGCAGATATAACTGTAACTGCGGCTGGCAATTTTACTTTGAGTGAGGTTAGTTCTAATACACAAATAGGATATGGTTACACTTCAACAGCAAAAACGTTGCCTATTACTTTTAATTTAGGAAACAGTTTAGTAAGTGGTGAAAAAGTTAGAAAGTTGTTTGCTGAATTACAAATGCATAAAAGCAAAAGTGCAAAAGTAGACAACAAAACAGTTTCATTTAGAACTTTAGGAAGTGGATTGTTAGATCAACCTATTGCAGAATTTACAGGTATAAAAAGGATAAGACTTAACGGCTACACTTCGCAACCACAAGTAACAATACAAGTTGACGAACCACTGGCATTTACTTTGTTAAGTTTAACAACAGAATGCAACTTTTCGACAGGCAAGTACGCACGTGGGTAAGACCAGTTAGACACAAACTGAACTTTCCACATTTTTCATACGTTATCAATAACTGCCGCAAAGCAGATGAAATTGAAATGGGACTTACAGGTCACAACAAGCAAAATCTAATTGCAATGTTTTCTCACTTAGAAGACGGCTTAACTGGCACAGAAAACAATATTCCGTTTTTAGTTGCTGGCACACAGGTTGTTAACGATGAGGTTTGGTACTGGTTTATTGCTACACCACTTGTTAACGAACATTGGTTTAGAATTACACGAGAAGCAAAGAAGTTTGTGCAACAAAAGAAAAAAGAACACAAAGATAAGAAGCATCTAGTGCAAGTTTGGTCGGGTCACAGAAGTTCTGTTGGTTGGCTAAATATTTTAAAATTTAGTCCTATTGAACATTATTTTGTAGGAAAAGAAAAAATTTTAATAGTTGAGAATAAAAATTAATGTGTGCACCTCGTAATATATTACCTATTTTAGCAATTGGCGGTTTAGCATTAGCAACTGGTGGTTTGGGGGCTGGTGCTGCGGCTTCATCTGCAACAACAGCAACAAGTGCTTCAACAGCAAGTGCCGCACTTAGTGGCTCGTTCACAACTGGCACAACAATAAGTTCTGCACTTTCCACTAACACAACATTAGGAAGTTTATCGACTGCATTAAAAACAGGTTTAAAATATGCAAACACTGCCGCCCCACTTATTGGTGCAAGTGGTTTAGTTTACAGTGGGCAAATACAAAAATCTATTTTAGAGCAACAGGCGGCATTTAGTAATTTTCAAAGTTCACAAGAAACAGAAACATATGCTTTAAGAAAAGATCAAAGAAGAAGAGAACTTGCAAAAGCATTAGGTAAGCAAAGAGCACTGTATGGAATATCGGGTGTAAGATTGGAAGAAACTCCAACAGACATTTTTGCTTCTACTGCACGTTCATTTGCAGAAGATGATTTTTACGACAGATATGGAACTGCTGGCAGAATTGTAAGCAGAAATGTTTCTGCAAGTAATTTACGAACAAGTGGTCAACAAGCAGAACTTGGCGGATTGTTAAATGCAGAATTAACACTAGCACGAAGAGGATTAGTATAATGGTTAGAATACCTACATATAAAAGTAAACTTACTCCAACACCAACTTTTACAAAGCCACAATCAGTAAGAGGTGTTGCAGAAAATGTTGAAGCAATCAGTAATTTTGCAAATAAGATTGCAGATGAACAAGCAGAAATAAAAGCATACGAAAAAGGATTTAAACAACAAAGTGATGTTGGAAGTGCAAGTTTTGTTGCTGACGATAACGATGCTTACTCTATTACTGGTGCGGCTTATCAAAAAGGTGCACGTGCGGCACTTGTAAGTGATTTAAAAAATGATACTGAAAATGAACTTAATCAATACGCAATAGATTATCAATACGAGCCAGAAAAATACAAAAAAAACTTTGAAGCTTTTAAAACAAAAAAATTACAAAACATTCCACAAATATTATTGCCCGAAGTTACAAACTATATTGATAATATTGGAAACAGATTATTAAGAAATGTAAATGCAAATAAAATTGCATTCGACAGAAAAGAACAAGCAGTAAGTGTAACAAATAGATTTGAAAAACTTTTACCTGAGATTTCATCATCAATTAGGAAAGACGGAAACGACAACACAACTTCTATAAACTTATACGGTGAATTGTTTACTGACATAAAAGTAATGGAAGAAGCAAAGTTTAATCCAACAGTTACAAATAACTTAAAAATTAAATTACAAGATGAAATAATAAAAAGTTCATTAATATATGCTTATGAACAATCAGAAGACAAACAGAAGTTTATTGCTGATGTACAAAAAGGCAAAGTTGGTGACATTTTAAATGATGTTGCTGACACTTATAACATTGAGAACTTTGAATTTAAAAGAGCACTTACACAAACAGAAGCAAACAGTATTTCATCAAACTTAAACACAATATTAAGATACGATGTAAACAACAGCAAAGTAGAAAGACAAAACTACAACGACACATTTACTACGTGGTACGAAACAAGTTTAAAAGGATTAGATGCTGGCGAACAGCCCGATATAACAAAAGCACGTAATTTATTTTTTAGTGATGAAAAAATTGATGACTACAACGACAAAATAGAAATTGTAAATGCAATAGCACCCGATCTAAATTCAAGCAGATTTGGAACACTTGCTGAAAGTCAAAAATTATTAAAAGAAGCAAATACACAAAATGCATTATTATTAAGTGAACCAGCATCAGATGAAAGAAACAAAGACTTAAAAATTAACGAACAAAAAATAACAGCACTTGCAAGTATTGTTGACACAAAACAAAAAGCCATAAATGAAGGCGATGCATTTAAAATTTTAAGTTTACAAGGCATTACTTACAGTTTTGATAATGAAGAAGAAATAAGAAAAACACACGAACTTGTAAAAACAAATATTGGTGTAAGTGCAGATAGACTTACTGTTATTCCAAAACAAAATTTAGAACAGTACAAAACAGAATATGAAAATGCTAGCACACAAGAACAAGCACTTGCAACTGCTGGCAAGTACAAAGCACAGTTTGGAAAATACACAAATAACTTTTTACGTGATGTTGAATTTGAAAACGGCAGTCGTGTTGTTTTTGACTTTTTAGAAGCACAACCATCAAATGCTGGTGTACTTTGGCAATCAATAAAAGATGCTGAACAAAATAAAGATGCATTAAAAAATAGTAGATCAGACTTTGCTGGTGATGAAAAAACTTTTGCTGACAAGTTTAAAGAAAACTTAGGTGCTTCATTTAGAGGTAACGAAGAAATATATAATGAAATATTTGCTGGGGCTTCTGCTTACTATTACAAAACACTTGCAACAGTTGGTGACAACGAAAAAGCAATACAAAACACAATTAAACTTTTTGGCAATGAAGGTGGCATTTACAGTTACGTAGATATCAACGAACAGCCAGTGTTTATTCCGCCAAATGTAAATGGTGCACAAATAAAAGCAAATGTTGAGGATATGCTTGCTAACCCGCACAAATATGCAATCACAAGTTCAAATACATTTACATTGCAAGACATTGTTGAAAACAAAGATGAGTACACTGTTGTTGTTGAAGGTGGCACTGCAAAACTTATTCAAAATTCAAACGTTTTGTTTGCAAGTGAAATCTATCAAAAACTACCTAGTGGACCAAATGAATATGTTTACAGTGATGTTTTAGTAAGCACTGATGATGGATTAGAAACTGAAACAAGTATTTTAGATTATGATGAAACGTGGAGTTTTGACAAACCAAATAATGTAAACAACAAAATTTTAAAAAACATAAAACAAACAACAACAATAGACTTACAAGGTTTTGGCGGAGCAGAAGCACAAGAAATACCTACAACTGCAATTGATAAAGTTACACAATTAAAAGAATTAACTTACAAAGAATTTGCAGATACAGATGGCTTTCCTTATGCAGATGTTTTTGCTGGTGACTTAGCAGTTACAACACAAGACCAACAAAACTTAAATGCAATTAGTTTGTTTATTAAAGACGGCGATATTCAACCTTTTATTTTAGAATACTTAGGTACGTTTGATTACTTAGGCAAACTTAGAAATGAAAAAGTAAGAAATGAAGTTTTAAAAATTTGGAAAGACGACAAACAAAGAATTAGAACAACAAGAAATGTTGAATCTATTTTAATGTCACCACTGCATAGTTTAACAGACATTGTAAGAGATATTGAAGTACCAACAGATACTGTTCAAATTTCATTAGATACTGGAGCATAAAATGGCTGGACCCCTATCGCCTACTACTACATTCAGTAAAGTAAAAACACCAAACGATATTCAAATACCAAACAGTTCTGTGTTTGAAAACTTAGGTGTTGGTACACGGCAAGGTTTACAAGAAACAACACTTGCATATGCAAAAGAAATTAATTTATTACAACGTGCTAAAAACGGACAAGACGATACAATTGACTTTGATGAATGGAACGAAACAAATCCATATTACAGAGAAGACATTACTTGGCAAGAAGACTTAACTTGGAACATTGCACGTAACATACAAGATGAACTTGCTTTGCAAGAAGAAGCAAATGCAATTGGTGAACGTGCAACTGGTTTAGGAAAAGTTGCGAGAGTTGGCGGTATGTTTGCTGGTGCTGTTTTAGACCCAGTAAACTTTATTCCATTTACTTTTGGTGCTGGCAAAAGTTTAAGTGTACTTGCACGTGCAAGCAGAATTGGTGCTGCGAACAGTTTGATTGAAGCAACTACAATTGCTCCACTTGGCTTACTTGCACAAGAAGCACGTGGCATTGAATACGGCATTGATGATGTTGCACTTAATGTTGCTTTTGCTTTTGGTGCTGGTGCTGGCTTATCATTACTTGCTGATGGTGCTAAAGGTGCTTTTAGAATTGCACGTTCGGCACAAATAAAAACAGACCCAAACATTGTAAAAGATATGGACGAATTAAAAAGTCCACTTGACGATACAAAAACAACAACTGATGTTGATTTAGTTGCAACAAAAACTTTAATTGGAACACAAAGAATAAAAGGAACGGCAGATGCTGCTGACAGCAACTTACTTAAAAATATAAGTTTAGATAATATTACTGATGCTATTGTTGTTAGAACAGACGGCACTGTTTCTACTAATATTAAAGACAGAGGTATTAGGTTATTAAAAGACGATAACAGACTTGTTGTTGAAGGAAGTAGTTTTGACATTGTAAAAGTGTTGCCTACTCTTCAATCACGTATAAGCAGAGATAAGTTTCCACAAATAGAACTAAAATTTACAGACACATTAGATGATGAAATAATTGCATACGAAAGAATATCACAAAGAACAAAATTATTAGAACAGCAGACTGGTAGAAAAGCAGAACTGTCAAAAACAGAAGTTGAAAGAACACGTGTAAAAGTAGAAGAAGAAAGTTTTGATATTGAAGTAGATGAAGCTACGGGCAAAATTAAAAGTGTGTTTAATGTTAAAAATGGCAGACGTACTACTAAACTTCCAAAAAAAGAAGCAGATCAAAAAATAAGAACACTTAAAGATACTGTTGAATTGAAGAAGAGAGAATTTAACAGAGATACACAAGACTTATCTGTAAAAAATATTGATGACCAACTAATTGCAAATAGAGGTGGCAGAGCAAGTACTGATGACTTGTTAAAAACTAAAGATGCTTACAGAGATAAAGATATTATTTCAGCTGCGGACGAAAGCAGAGGAAGTCTTTATAATGCATCAGCAAAAGACGTAAACCAAATGATTGTTGCTGTACTATCGCAACCAGTTTTCAAAAAAAGACACTTACAAGATTTAGGAATAATTTTTGATAAAAAAAACGGCACGTTAAGAATAACAGATCAAAACAAAGCAAACAGAGATCCGTTAGGCAGAATACTTGTAGAACTTAAAAACAAACAAGACACGTTAACAAAAGAAAGATCAGCAGTTGAAGAATTGCATACGTGCTTACCAATAGGAAGTTAATATGAGCAAAAAATGTTTTGATGATTTTAGTAAAAATATTGGAAGAACTGTATCTAGTGAAGAGAAAGAAACACTTTTACAAAAAGTTAGATCAAATAAAGAAAAATTAAAAACAGAAGGTAAAGATTTTGAAACTACTATTGATGGTGACAAAACTGCTTTACAACAAAGATTAGACAGAGAATACAATATCAAAGTCAAAAACGAAGTTGATAAAACTATAAGAAGACTTAGTACTGAAACACAACTTAAAACACGTTTTGAAGAACTAGATGCTATTGCACAAAAGTTACAACAAGCTGATGGCAAACTTAGCAGACAAAGAGCATATCAACGTGCATTTATAAGTTTCATTTATAACACTAACGACACAACAGATATTCCGTTGGAAGATATTGAAAAGACTTTGTTTCAAAATAGTTTAGGTGAGTTTTTGGCTAAAACACGAAAACAGATAAACACAGACCCAATTAACTTTATACAAAATCAACAAAACTTTGATGATATGCTTACAGAGTTTTTTGTATTTTTTAGAAATCCAAACACAATAAAAGCAACAACTAAAAACCAAAATGCTTTTATTATGGCTAGAGAGTTTTTTAATGCAAAATACAAATTGTTTGAAAGAAGAAAACAAGCTGGCGACAACAACATACTTTTAGATCAAAATATAAAAGTAAGATGGTCACAAGCAAAAATTAAAAAAATTAACAAACAAGACTTTATCAATGAAATAGCAGAAGCATTAGATGAACGTGTGCACGGCGATGTAAAAACACGGCAAGAAATTGCTGTTAGAATTTATGACAACTACACACAAAAACAAACACCCGACTGGCGAGAGCAAGGCGACACTAAACTAAAAGGTATTTTTGATAGTGAGGAAGGTTCGCCTGTTGAGTTTATGCCACAAGACAGAGTGCCAAGTTTAACTTTTAAAGATGGTGCAAGTTTTAATGCAGTGTCACGTAAGTTTTCAGATGTAGACGCACGTGTTTTATTAATGAACTATTTTAATGAAACTGCACGTGAACTTTCACTTGTACAATTTTTTGGTGCAGACTTTAAAAGAGGAATACAAAGATTTATTGGTGAATTAGAAAACAATCCAAAATACGAAAATGCTTTTAGAACAAAAGGCAAATTAGGCGAGGTCGATGCTGTTAAAAGATTTATTGATAGAAAAGTAAATCCAATTGTTGCTGAAACTTCTAAACTTGCAAGTGGCTTTACTACGTTTAGAAATTTTGAAGCTGCGGCTAGATTAGGTTCTGCTTCTGTTACTGCACTTATGGATACACCTATTATGGTGCACACTGGTGCAAAACTATTTGGTTTACCGATGGGTGAACTTTTAAGCAGTGTTTTTAAATTTGGAAAAAACGGAGCTCCGAAAGATTTAACAGAATACAGTAGATATATTTTAGAAGGTTGCGAAAGTTATTTAGGTAACTTGCAAGAACGTTTTAATGTATCAGACAGTTTAACAAACTTTGGAAGATTAGAAGGTGCGAGTGTTAAAACTGCACACACTATTTTTAAAATAAGTGGTCTTAATTGGTGGACGGAAGGTCGTAAAGCAATGGCGGCTGGTATCTATGCAAAAGAATTAGGTACACTTATAAAAGCACGAACTCCATATGAAAACTTAAATCCAAAATTTAGAAAGCAATTAGAAAAGTTTGGAATACGAGGAGTTAAAAAAGGTGGTGAAGCAGAATGGCGAATGTTGTTAAGAATGCAACCACTTGATGAAAGAGGAAGAATTGACCCATATGCTATTGCAGAAAACACTTTTGAATTTAGTTACGGCAAAGCAAGTTTAAGACAAAAAGTTTCAGCTGCGATGCACGATGCAGTCGACACAATGGTTATGACTCCTTCTCAATTTGACATAGACAGTGCCGCACTTTTTAACGACCCATTAGGTGTTGGCGGACAAGTAATTAAATCAATTACACAGTTTAAAGCACACCCAATATCTATGTTTAGAAAAATATATGCACGTATGTACAAAGCAGAAGGCTTAAACAGCACTGTAAGTTCTGCCGCAACACTAACTGCAACTTTGACATTTATGGGTGCTTTAATTTTACAATTAAAACAGTTTTTAGCTGGCAAAGAAACTTACAAACCTAATGCAGAATTTTTTGTGCAAGCAACTAGGCAAGGTGGAAGTATTGGTATTGTAACTGACTTGTTTATGTTGTTTGGCGGCGAAGATGTTTTAAGAGCCGCATTTGGTGGTAACACTAGATATTCAAGTGCAGACAGAAAAGCATTAGATATTTTAGGTCCATTGTTTGGTGACTTTATTAAAACAACAAGTTTAATTACAGACGTTCCAATACAACTTTCAAAACTTGCTTACGATGATGATTATAATTTTAATAGACTTTTTAGAAACAGCACTAAAACAATTTTAGACTTAGTGCCGGGTCAAAGTTTGTGGTACACGAAAATGCTGTACAGAAAATATTTGCACGAATATCTATCACAGTTAGTTGACCCACAAGGTTACAGAAGAAGAGAACGTAATTTACGTAAATTAGCACAAAAAACAAAAGGCAAAAGCAATTACAATAATTTTGTGTATGAAAGCCTACCTAACTTTTTACCCAATCAACGATAAGTACAAGTAAAGGAATTCACAAATGACAGTTGGTGCATTTACAGACAGTGCAAACAGATTAACTTTTACGCAAGCTGACGACAGTACAGTTGGATTTAGTTTTAACTTTGAAATAGCTGATGCAAACAGTATTGCTGTTTTTGTAGATAACGTTAAAAAATCAATAACAGCAGATTACAGTGTAACGTTTGACAGTGGCGACAGTGGCACTGGTACAGTTGTTTTTACCTCTGCCCCATCAAGTGGTGCTTCTGTAATTTTAAAAAGAGATACACACTTAGTTAGAGCAACAGACTTTCAAACAAGTGGTAGTTTTACAGCCGCCGCAATCAACAGTTCGTTAGACAGATTAATGCAAGGCTTGCAAGAAGTTGACGACAAAGTTGAAAACAGAACTTTACGTGTAGACAACTTCCAAACAACACCAACAGATTTTACTATTCCTTCATCACGTGCCAATGCTTACTTAAAATTTGACAGTGGCGGTGACGTAACAGTTTCAACAAGTTTCGATGGTTCAACTATTTCTACAACTGGCGACGTATCAGTGGGCGGACAGTTATCAGTAACTGGAGCTACCAATGTTTCAACAATAACAGCAAGTGGCAACATTACTGGTACACTGGCAACTGCATCGCAACCAAACGTTACAAGTTTAGGCACACTTACTTCTTTAACTGTCGACAACTTAACACTTAACAATAATCAAATTGCTTCATCGACTGGCACTATTGCTTTAGACGACAACACTTCAGTTAATGGCACAGTGACTGCAACAAATTTAGCTGGAACTTTAACCACAGCCGCACAAAGTAACGTAACAAGTTTAGGAACGTTGACTGCACTTACTGTCGACAACTTAACATTAAATGGAAACACTATTTCAAGTGACAACAGCACGATTGCTTTAGACGATAACACAAACGTTAACGGAACGTTGACTGCTACAAATTTAGCTGGAACGTTGACAACTGCGGCACAAACTAATGTCACAAGTTTAGGAACACTGACAACGTTAAACGTAGACAATGTTAGAATTGAAGGCAACACAGTTTCTGCAACAAGTGGCAACTTGGCTTTAAGCAACGTAACAACTTTCACAGTCGATAACATAACTTTAGACGGCAACACTATTTCAACATCGACAGGTAATTTAACACTCAATCCGTCGTCACACATCGATGCAAACTCAAACAGAATTGTTAATCTTTCAGACCCAACTGACAACACAGATGCTGCGACTAAAGGTTGGGTAAACACAACATTGACGAATGCTGGTGTTGACGTTGGTGCTGGTTCTTTTGCTTCAACGATACAAAATGGTTCATCTAGTGTTTCTGTTGTTTCATCAGACGGCGACACACACATCGTAAATGCAAGTTCAACTCTTTACAAATTTGAAGCTGGTGAAGCTGAATTTGCAAATCCAATAAGGATAACAAGCAGTGGCGGATACTATTCGCACAAAAGCACATTAGACACTGGCACAGTAACAACAACAGCAGGACACGTTAACTTTTTAATTGCTCCAATAACCATTTCAAGTGGTGAAACAGTAACAATATCCAACGGCAGTGATTTAAGGTTGATTTAGTAAATACATACGGAGATATAAAAATGAGTACACTAAAAGTAGATAATTTAAATGGTAGCACAGGTTCAACAGTAAACGTACCTAGTGGGCAAACATTATTTGCAGACACTTTAAAAACAGACAATATTCAAGTTACAGACAACAATATCACAACGTACACTTCCAACTCCAACATCAACATTACTCCAAATGGTTCGGGTGCTGTTGTAATTGACGGATTAAGTTTTCCAACAAGTGATGGAAGTAACCAACAAGTTTTACAAACAGATGGCTCGGGCAATTTAAGCTTCGCCACTATTTCCGTATCCTCAACATCTATATCACAACTTAACACCAACGTTACTTGCGCCGACACAGGCACAAACGGAACTGTTACGATACAATGTGATGGTAACACTGAGATGACCGTTACCGATGATGGTGTTAGAGTGCACGGCAATCTTACTATCGATGGAACACAAACGATTGTTAACACTACTACACTAAGTGTTGAGGATAATATTATCGAAGTAAACAGAAACGTTTCTTCAAATGCTGGTATGCCAACTTACAGTGGATTGAAAGTAAACAGAGGAAGTGCAAGTACAGCAACAGAACAAGACCTATTTTTTGTATGGGACGAAAGTTTTGCTGATGACGGCACAACTACTTTTGGAAATGCTGGTGGTGCGTGGACTGCTTTTAAAAGTGCCAACGACCCATTAACAGCCGCAACACTTGTCGACATAAGAGCAAACATCGTACACGCAGTAGCTACTGGTGCTCAATATTCAGACGTTGCAGAAAGATATGCTGCTGATGAATCTATGCCGTGTGGAACAGTTGTTGAAATTGGCGGCGAGCAAGAAATTACTACTGCAAAAGGTGAAATGTCAGAAAATGTATTTGGAGTTGTTTCAACTCAACCAGCTTTTATGATGAATGCAAGTGCTGGTAACAATGACAGTCACCCGTTTGTTGCAATGGTTGGAAGAGTACCTGTTAGAGTAATTGGAACTGCTAACAAAGGCGACAGACTTGTAATGAGTGAAATTGATGGTGTTGCACGAACACTTAAAGACGGCGAAACTGCAAAAACTGAAAGAGTTATTGGCAGAGTATTACAAAACAAAATTGTAAATGATGAACACACAATTGAGTGTGTTGTACAGTGCAGAGTCTAGTTTTTAATTTCTAATTTTTCTTTATCTAAATCGAATTGTAAGTTTACAACTTTTTTTGTTTTGTTATTAGTTGCGGTTATTTTATTTTTTGAGTCAACTGCGTTATAAGTTAACTTCCAATGTTTCGTAGTTGTAGAAACACTTTTATTTTTGTTTTTTAATTTTTTAAGTATTTGAACAAATGATTTTACAGCTCTGTTCAACCTAATGTTTTCTGCCATATGGCAAAAGTTACACTATCTACCTAATTCAAACAATCCATTTCCAAACGCAGTATTTTGTGCTGTATCTTTAATTGTAACCATATCAATGAAGTCGCCACTCAGTGCCATATCATTACCAATCCAATCTTTGCCAAAGTCTTTTAAGATTTGATTGAAAAAGGCAACTTGTTTTGTTGTGAGATCATTGTTGGCTTTGCGATTGATTTTTTGCAAAAGTCCACAAATAGCATCTAACATAGATATTGGTTCATTGTGCAAACTGCTTTTACGATGGTATCTATCTTTTGTTAAAATATCCAATCTTGTCTGTCTGTCACTTTGCGTTTCTCTTTTACCTTTGATTGTGTTTCTTTCCAACAGTGTACTTGTGACAGTGAGGATATGATTTGTTAATCGTCTATACTCCTTATCACTCATAACATAATACTCAGTGGTATTGTGTGTTTGTAGTTTATTATACTCAAATTGTTCCATTGTGTTCCTTTCAGTTTTGAAATGCACTACGTGCATTTACTCGTTTGCTTTCGCAAACTCGTATTTTGTTTTCGTTTACTTTACAGTTCTTTTGACATACTTCACCCGTAATTGGGTAAAGCAAATCAAAGTCTTTACAGACTTCCGACATACAACATTAGACAACTAAAATTTAGCAAGGCGGTTATCCTGTACCTTTTACGTCTGCTTCTATAACGGAAATTAATTAAAGCTAATGTTACAACTTTTAATTAATCAAGTGTTGCTTACTGTTTCGCAGAGCACTATCGTTTTGTTTTTTGTTTTTGCAACTACGGATAATATTTTTGAGATTTACAACTCTTTCCGTTGTCAACTGTATTGTTGCTATATTGCCTGTGTGAGCCATATTGTAATTTTATTTATCTATTTAGATGTGCCTGTGATGTGCCTAAAAAAAAGTGCCTGTTCAAGTGAAGCAAGCCTTCCTAAGTAGTATGTTAATGTTATCGGAAACGTAACGTTAGAATAATACTCAAACTTGCTTCACAATATAATTGTAACAAATGAGGTTTGGAAAATGCAAGTTTTTTCTGTGTGCAGTTTTGTGCAGAATTAATTTTGGGTTTTGGAAATTGCACACACCAAAAAAAAGATTGGTAAATCTAAATTTTGGTGAGCCCTGTTGGACTCGAACCAACGACCCATTCCTTAAAAGGGAATTGCTCTACCAACTGAGCTAAGGGCCCAAAATTTTTTCCTAATACAAAAATAACAAATTTTAAAGTTGTAAGGAAGTGCACTGTATAATGAATTAACCTTTATTTTTCAACACTTTTACTTTTTTGTTTTTGCTTTGTTTACAGTTTGATCTTGCTAGTGTGCTGTTTTGTGTGCGGGTTTATATGACAAAACTGCACAGTAAAATCAGTGTGCATTTTAAAAAATGGGAACTGCACACTATTTTTTACAGCACAAAAACGACACACTAAAAGAACATCGTTAATTGATGGTGTTTAAAGGGTGGTTTTTAAGGTGTGCGTGTGCTTAAAAGTAATTAGCACACCAGTTGATCTAGTGCAAATTGGAAGGTTTGGTAAAAAGACTCCATAAAAACTTGCTTTTTAAAGCCGCATTATGTTATAATTTTATTAGGTTTTTGGTCGTAATTCTGCACAAAAGAAGCACACTACGTATTGTGTGCTTTTTTTTTATCTTAAAAATGGCACACAAAAAACAGTGTGCCGAAATAATTTCAGCACACACAACAAAAAAGGAAACGTAATGAAACAAAACGTAAAACTGAAGCTGGTAGATACTGCTAAAGAAACAGCAGTTTCTACTGGTAAACAGCAACGTGTAAAATTGCAGAAAGGCTGTACTTTAGTGCAAAGACCAAACAGCCCTTTTTGGCATTTGAACATTGCTGTAAAAGGCGAAAAACCAGTTAGATGCTCTACTGGTAAAACTGCTTTTGAAGATGCTAAAACTTTTGCATTTGGAAAACTTGCAGAAATTAAGCACAAACAAAAAGGCGGTTATGCAGTACACAAAACAACGTTTGAAAAAGCAGCAGACGAGTTTGTAAAAGACTGCAAACAACAGGTTGATACTGGTAATATGAAAGCAACAACTTTTGCTTTCTACGTGCAAACAACACGTAACTATATCAAGCCATATTTTGTAACAGAAAAAAAGATGAGTATTGATACTGTTACAAACAAGACATTGTTAGACTTCCAAAAATGGCGATTAGCAAATCCTAAATTTACGAAGCCTAGCACTGCAACACTTAATAAAGAAGAAGGTGTTTTGTGCAGATTATTGAACTTTGCACAAGACAAAGGATACATCAAAGAAGTGCCTACTCTTAAAAAGACAAAGATAAAGAGTACACGTTTTCCGCACTTTACCAAAAAGGAGTTTAAGCAGTTATTGCGTAAGTTGAACTCTTTTATTGATGCTTCGCCAAATGGTAGTATTAGGCAGACACGTTCTAATATGTACAGTGCGATAACGATACTTGCAAAAACAGGTATGCGACCACACGAACTTTTACCTGATACAGAAAAACAGGCAAAAGGCTTACGTTGGAGTGATGTTGAGTTTGGCACAGATAAGAAGACAAAGAAGAAATTTGTCAAACTTACTGTTAGACAAACTGCTAGCAAAACTGACAAAGCAAGAACAGTGTATGCAGATAAAATTGCTTACTGGCACTTTTTAAGATTGAAAGAAAAGTGCAGTGATAGATGGTCTGCAATTACTAAGGTATTTGACAGTGATTTTAGACGTTCATTTAGAACGTTTTTAACGTGGGCAAATATGAAGACAAATGCTGATGGTGAAAACTACTGTATGTACAGTTTAAGGCACAGCTACGCAACGTGGAAAATTGAAGAAGGAACACCAATTGAACAGCTTGCGACAGTGATGGGCAATTCACCACAAATCATACACAAACATTATTCGCACGCAATGGCGAGTAATTTTAAAGAAAACTTTATCTAATAGAAACAGCAACAATGGAAGGTATTAAATTACCTTTCATTGTTGTGACTATCTAAAATAAATATCTAGCTGGCACTGCACAACTCTATCTCTTGCCATATTGATTTGTTGTGCGTGTTCACTCTCCCGCAAGGTTTTGACATCTCAGTGCCAGCACTAAACAAAGGAACAGAATGAAAAACAGAATAGAAAAACAATGGTTAGAAGTTTTAAAACAATTTGCAGATGTATATTGGGACAATGAAATAGAACAAGCACACGACCTATTTGATACATCATATCCAAACAAAGACGATAAAGACTACATTAAAAAAACTACTTTTTTAGACAATGCTAAAAGAGCAAAGTTACAGATGCTGAAATATTTGGCACAAAGTAAAAGTGGTGCACTACACCCAACTGGTGAAAATTCACAAGAAGAAAAAACAGAAGCAAGCAAGTTAATACAACTAGCTGAAAACAGAATAAAAGAACAGTAATGTTTAATGGCTTCAATACCTTTCAGAATATTTTTAGATACGCAGAACATTATCTCGCAACAAAAGACCCCACCCTTTCACGTTGAACTTTGCGACTGGTTAGAACAAACAAACAAAGATAGCAGACGTTTGTTGCAAGTGTTTAGGCACGGCGGCAAAAGTTACATTATTGGTGCTTACGTTTGTTGGAACTTGTTGCAAAATCCTAATTGGACTTGTCTGCTTATAAGTGCGAAAAGAAACTTAGCACTACGTAACAGTTTGTTTATACGTTCAATGATAGAAAACCACCCACTGTTACAACATCTAAAAAATGATCTATACACTTGGAAGTCAGAAACATTTACAGTTGAACGTGATGTTATGCAGTTGAACCCGTCTGTAACTGTGTCAAGTTTAGGTGCAAGTTTTACAGGTTATCACGCAGATATGATTATTGCAGATGACATTGAAACTTCCGACAACTGTGTATCACAAGCACAAAGAGATAAAATTAAAGAACGTGTAAGTGAATTTGGAAAACTATCAAATCAAATATTATGTGTTGGAACTCCACACACTGAGGATACAATTTACAATCATTTAGAAGGTGTTGGATACAAAAGTAAAAAAATACCTGTTGTTAGAACTAGACAAAAAAGTTTACCCGATAGCAGTATGGAAGATGAAGAATATCTTGCTTGGCAAAATCACCCACAAGGTATGTTTACACACAAATGGTTAGAACAACAACGTAACGAAACAACAGAAGGTGATTTTAATTCGCAGTATATGTTAGTACCGCAAACAAGTTATCAACCTTTGGTTAAATTAGAAAACATCAACTACTACAATGATGACTTTGTTTGGAACTACGTATCACAACCACTTGGCAACTATATTGCAGACTGCAAACTTGGTGATCATAAAATACAAAAATTATGTGCGGCTTGGGACAGTGCAACTGGACTGAAAGGAAGAGATAACAGTGTGCTTAGTGTTTGTGCAAAAGACGATCAAAACAATGTATTTGTACACGATGTAAAAGTTTTATCAGCAGTAGATGATGATAGAAACTTTGAAACACAATGTGCTGAAATTATTGCTACCTGTGCAAAACACAAAATATCACACGTTTATGTAGAAGAAAATTTTAGCAGTGCATTGGCAAACGAATTGAGAAGAACAGCACGTAAATTGAAACTTGCAATTAATGTTGTGCCTCACTTCCGTAATCAAAACAAACTGCATTTTATTGCACACACTTTAGAACCTATAATAAAAGTAGGCAGATTATATGTACATAAAAGAGTTGCTGAAACCACACCTTTTTTAGATGAATTGCAAGCATTTCCACGTGCCAAACAAGACGACTGTATCGATGCAACAAGTGAAGCAATAAGTCATTTACCCGAACTAGCAGTTGATATTAGTAAAGTCGCAAAAATTCACAATCCACTCTCACCTGCTTTGCAAACATTTTCAATTAACAAACGAATCCAATAACAAAGACGAGGTTTGGAATAAATATTTTTACTTTGTACAAGATTATTTATAAAAAATTTTTTTTATATATACACACGCACGTGCGAAAGAGATTTTAAAAAGGAGTAAATTTTATGTGTGCACCACCAATAGTTAGTAGACCTTCGCCACCGCCAGCACCAGCACCAGCACCGCAACCCGAAGTAAGTAGACAAACTGGAGCTACGGACACTGCGAGAAGAGTTGGCAGAACATTTAGATCGGGTTCAGCTTCACAAAGAGGTAGAGGTGTTTTAATTAGAAGCAGAAATCCATTAGGTATCAGCAGAACACAAAGTAGAAATTTAGGAACAAGACGAAGTTTATTAACTCCAATTTCAATTTCAACTGAACCATTGAACGTAACAGTTGGGGGTTACTAATATGTGTTTTCCAACACCAAAAATGCCAGACGTTAGTGCACAAATAAAAGCACAACAAGAAGCATTATCAAAACAAAAAGAAGAAGAACAGTTGGCACAAAGAAATGCTGAAATGGCACAGGCAAGTGCAACTGCAAAAAGATTACAAAGAAGAAGAAGAGGAAGAGCAAGTTTAATAACACGAAGTGGCGGCACTGGAAGTTTAGGTATTTTAAATGAAACACCTACAAGCACAGGTATGCTTAGACCATTAGGTGAAAACTTTGCACAACTTTCTAATCAATAATGTCAATAGAAATCATAAAACAAACTTTTAGACTTGCAAAAGCCGCACGTGAAAAACACGAAGATGAAATAAGTGAAGCATACAAGTTCACAAGACCAAACAGAGATATTTGGCGAAACAGAGAAAGTGACACAGACAGAACTAAAATATTTGACTCTACTGCACCCGACAGTGTGCAAAACTTAGTATCAACAATTTTAAATTTATTAATACCTCAAAATCAACAATGGGCAACACTAAGCATTAGAGAAGATGTAAAAGAAGAAATTGCTAGTGATGTAAAAAGACTTTTAGACAGAGCAAACAGAACTGTTTTTAAAACAATAAGAGATAGCAACTTTTATATCGCAGCTTCGGAAAGTTTAACTGATGCTGTCATAAGTGGTTGCGGAGCAATTGGCTTGTATGAAACAGACACTGATATTGAGTTCATTGGAATACCAACATACCAACTTTATTTTTTAGATGATTACAAAGGTGAAGTTGACACTGTGTTTAGACAGCACGCACTCAGTGCACAATACATTGTAGAAAATTACAGAAACGTGCCCGATGAAATTAAGAAGCTGTCAAAAGAAGCACCACAAAAAACTGTAACAGTTACTGAAAGCTGTATGAGAATGACTGGTGACAAAGAGTTTACTTACACAGTAATGATTGGCAAAGAACTTACTCCAATATTCCAAAAGAAAATGACAACACAGATGTTTGTTGTTTTTAGATTTGGCAGAACAATTGGCGAAGTTTGGGGCGAGTCACCTGTTAGAATGGCACTACCACATATTAGAACAATCAACGAAGCACAGATGCTTGTATTACAGGCGGCAAGTTATGCAAGTTTAGGTGCGTGGCAAGTTAATTCAGAAACAAGTGTAAACTTTGGAAACGTAAAACTTCAGCCAGGCAGTGTTGTAACTGTTGATCAGCCATTGTCACCTATTCCATTTGCTGGCAACTTTGCAATTACAGATGCAACAATACAAGACCACAGACAGCAAATAAGACGTATGCTTTTCAACGATGTAATACTTCCGCCCGAACAGTCACCTACAATGACAGCAACAGAAATACAAATAAGACAAGCAGAATTTTACAGAAGATTAGGTCCATATGGCTTACGTTTAGAGCAAGAATTTTTAAGACCAGTAATCAGCAACTTAGTTAAAAGACTACAAATGAAAGGTGCTGTGCCCGAATTTGTGTTGGATAGACAGGCTTTTGAAGTAATTGTTAATTCAGCTGTAAAAAGAGGAATAGCACTAAGTGAAATAACACGTGACATACAAATACTGCAAGTGGTGTCACAACTTGGCGAACAAGCATTGGCAAACATCAACATCACAAAACTAGCACGTAAAATATTACGTGATGGTGATATGTCACCCGAAGTTTTACGTGACGAAGCAGAAATTGATTTGATGATGGAACAGCAACAGCAACAGCAAAATGTTCAACAAGTTGCCCAACAAATTTTACAAGAATCTCAGCAAGGTAATAACCAAAATAACCAAACATAAGGTAGGAATACCGAAGTTAAATACACTACAATTTTTGTAAAACAGAAATGAAACAAAGAGAACTACAAGAGCATTACAAACGTGTATTTGAAACACCTAGTGGCAAAGTGGTGTTGGCAGATTTAGAACGTATCACAAACACAACACGTGTTACAGCCGACAGTCCAAATCCATATTCAGCAATATACATTGTTGCACAACAACAGCTGATCAAACGTGTGCGAAATATGTGTTTAATGAAAACTGTGGAACTTAACAAAAAGGACTAGACAATGACAGAAAACAACACAGCAACAGAAGTTGCAGAAACAAAACAAGCCGCCCCACAAGCACCAGCAGAAACAACGACAACAGCAGAACCAAACAGCAGTCTGTTGGCAGATGCTAGTGTAGAAACAACAACAGAACAGCCAGCAGCTGAAACTGCTAGACCCGAATGGTTGCCCGAAAAATTTAAATCAGCAGAAGATTTGGCAAAGAGTTATGTGGAGTTAGAAAAAACACTTGCAGACAAATCACCTAAAGTGCCCGAAGAATACGACTTTAGTTACACAAAAGAATTTGGACTTGCTGATATGGACGACACTTTAAAAACAGAAGTTAACACTGCGTTCAAACACGCAAAACTTACAGACCAGCAAGCAAAAGAAGTTATGGCACTGTACAGTGATCAAGTAAACAAACTGACTGAACAGTTACAAAATGCACCTCGTACTGATTTGAACACAGAACAGACTGCACTTAAAACAGTTTGGAAAGATGATTACGACAACAACATTAGAGCAGTTAGACAGTATGCTGAAACACTGCCAAAAAGAATGTTGGAATATCCACTTGTTGACACAGCAGAAGGCATACAATTTTTGCAAAGTTTAATGCAGAACAACAGACAAAATCCAATAGTAAATGCACAAAGCCAAAGTGCCAATGCAATTACAATTAGAGAACAGATCAACGAAATGCGTGCAGACGACAAAATGAAACTGCCAGCTGGTGATCCTGTTGGTGAAGCACACAGACAGAAAATGTACAACTTGTATGAACAGTTGGAACGTGTGCAACAATAAGTTTTACGTTCCCCTTCGTAAAAATTCAGATACTGGCACAGAAACCTATACTTGCAGATCGTGTTTTAAAAGTACTGTGCTGGTGCTGAAATAATTAAATTTATGTACATTACTGTTGAATACAAACTGAGTGACAGCACAACTAAAACACTGGTTTTTACTGACACTGACTTTGCACGACATATGGGCACTGAATGGCAACTGGCAAGCAGATTACTTCGAATAAAGTTCATACAAGATAAACTGCGAACACGAACAGATAGATTTAGTGAGTTTACATATTTGATGCAAGCAGACTTAAATTAAAGCACGTACAGTGCTGTTAGAGACATTGTTGGTACAATGTATTAAGACTGTTTTTGTCTTTGCACAAACAAGCAATTAAACATCGTACGAAGCAATCGAACTAGCCACGCCGAAGGCGTGAGCCGAAAGGCTTTAAAAGACGGTGGCGAAGCCGCCGACACAATATCTAGTCTAGCATTCAGATGTACACTTGCTTACCAATTACCAGCACACCAACGTTACGACAGTTTTAGCCAATGATTATGGAGTCTTTTGCACTGTGTGTACGTTGGCACACAATGGCAAATTGTTTCCATATTATGGAGTTGAATTGCACTGTGCAGAAATTGTGCAGAATGCTTTTTGATTTTGGGCTCGCACCTGTAAGATTTTTTGACTACATATTGTACCGCCCGATTTACAGCATATACCCCCAAAAAACGTGTTTGCCACAGGCGGCGGCAAGTGCGATTTTTCACTCAATTCATTTTAAGTAAGTGGTTTGCCAAAAACAATTGAGCTAACAAACTTTATTTTTTTTGTTCTTTGTTGATACATAACCGCCAACTTGTACCAATCTTTGTAATGATACTTTTGCAATTTTTTTGGCTCAGTCATTAAAAGTTTGTATTTTTTAAACATTTTGTTTTGCAGTTTATTAAACTTAGTTTCAAGCTGTTTAAAGTGGTTGCACTGTTTATTTGTGCAATACTCAATATCACTTTCATCTATGTATTGTTGTGCAAACACTTTATACATTTTGTTTTGTTCGCATTTAGGACAGTTATAAACAAAACCAAAGTTTACACTCATTACACCACCTTCCTTCTTAATGCTTCTTTACTGTCGACACAATCGATTATTTTA